ACACAACGACCGTGACCGTGAAGTCCATGACCACACCACCGCTACCCATGCCGGTCTGGTGGTATCGAATCTCGTCAAGGGTTGGGAACGCGAACGGTGGGTTCACCTGATCGGGTTGGTAGTCAAACGCACGCAACCCTGGGATGGTTTCAATCCGAACCTTGAGTCCGTCTTTGACTTGGCTTGGTGTTGCAGGCATCAGGCAAACATCCGCATCCGTCGATACGGCTCAACCAACTGAGCCATGTCAGGGTCAAGGAATCGAGAGACACGAATAGCACCCAGATCACCGAAGCCGGCTACACCGAGCGGCGAATCGTAACGCTTGAAGATGCGTGACGACTGGATGATGCAAGCCTGCTTCACAGGTGTCGGCACCGAAGCCCAACCGTATCGGGCAGTCACCTGGACAAGTGCCTGCTCACCGTAGTTGGCGTTGACGGTCGGGAACAGGTAGTCGCCAACGGCACGAAGTTTGTTGTACGACCAAGCGATGCCATCAAGAAATCCGTTCAATGGTTCAAGCTGCACATCTGTCGCCGACCACGTCACATCAAAGTTGCCGTCGGCAAACGTCGATGTCTTCAACACGAAACCCGTGGTGGTGTAGAAGTCGTCCACATCGCACACATACTCGGTGTTCGCCTGGTAGACGCGCACGGTTGCCGAACCATACGCCCAGAACTGGCGATTGCAGTAGCCGTCAATCAAACGGGATGAAGCGTCGATGCAGTTCTCAATCAGCGTGTCGTCGGCCGTGTCGGCTGTGCCGATACGCAACGCAGCCTTGACTTCGTTCAGTGTGGCGTAGCCATTGGTGATAGGCATGGTGGTTCAATCCTACTCAACGACAGACAGTAGAGAACTTACTTCCCGCTCAAACTCGCCACGATTCCGACGCACCCACGCCGCATACGCCAAAGACGAAGCCGAAGGAACACGACGATCCATCAACTCCTCAACCTTCCCGACCAGTTCACCCAACGTCTCAAACTTGTACCAGTTCGCCAACGGCATGTCTTCCCAGTAGGTGGCCGCACCGAAATACGTGGACATCACCGCACACCCAGCCAACGCAGCCTCCCGAGGCAAACGGTCCCGCCCCGGATGCAACCCGAAATCAATGTAGACCTTCGAGGAATGCAACGCCTCGGACAACTGCACCCGATTCATGCCACGCAACTCCACGACCTGAAACCTTCCAAGGTTCAGAAACGGTCGCAACATGCCTGCATCCTTCGCCGGGTTCACCGCCACCTGCTGATGCCTCACCCGTTCCACCTGTGCGACATCAACCCAATCGGTCAACATCATCCGCTCACCCATGTTGCGCACATGGTCCCAGGCGTACTGCGACTGGCACAAGTGATACGAAATCCTCTCAAGGTTCCGTTGCCCATGGCTGCCGAAGTTATCGACACTCAACCACCACAACGCGCAACGGTTCTGGAACGTGTGAGCCATCTCCGGCCAAATCTCAGGCAACACCACCAACGCATCGGCTGGTACCTGCTCACGCAGAATCTTCGGACACACATAGTGCTGATATGCCTCGGGTGTTGTTTGCGCCACGAATGGGTGGTACAGAATCGCAGCCGATCCACGCTGCATTTTGTTCGCCGTATGCACCAACTGGTGCAACGCCTCGGGTCCACCAGTAACCGCTCCGCCAGGGCAAACGACTACCAGTTTCAATCCCACGACAAATCCAGCCTCCGCTGCAAATCCCAATCCAATGCAACGTCACCGGTCATGCGCTGCTCGAACAGGATTCGGTTCGCATCAAACGTCGCCTGATTCAACTGCTTGAACTTGTCCGACGAATTGAGTGTGGACGAGTTCCGATGGAAGATGGCAGCCGTGGAGAACTTGATGTCAATGCCTTTGCGTTGCGCCCGAATCTGATAGTCGTTGTCCTCGAAGTAGGCGGGATGGAATCCTTCGCAGAACAAGCCGACCTTCTTGACGACTTCAGCACCAACCCAGAAACATGACCAGGGTGGTTTGCCACCGAGCACGATGTTGTCGGTCGTGGCCTGCATGAAGAACTCCTCGACACCGTTCAGCCCGAACCCGATGTCGTGATTGACAATCATCCATCCGGTGGACTTGCACGTGGCTTTGATGCCGAGGTTCCACGATCCCGCCACACCAAGGTTGGTGGGCATCCGATAGTGGTAGATGTTGCGAGCCTTGTCGGTACGTGGCACCCACTTCGGATGGTTGCCGTTATCAATGACGACAAGGTCGCCGATGCGGCCGTCAAACGATGTGAGCATCGCATCGACCCGCTCATGCTCGGTGAGCACCGGTACGACTACGACTGGGACAAGCGGCACCATTCTGCAATCTCCTTCATTGCAGGCTTCCAATAAGTCTCATAGACATGATCGGCTTCGTACTGTTTGGCGAACTCAATCGCCTTCTGAGAACGGCCACGACCGCGGGCATAAGCCTGCTCAAGACCGTTCAAGATGCTGGGCACCGACGGGGTCAAGAACCACGAGGCTTGGGCTGGGTCCCAATACGGTTGCCCGTCTGCTATCCAACCGTCACCACACAGCTCAGGTTGCGCTGTGAAGCGTGAAACGACCACAGGCGTCCCACACGCCTGTGCTTCCACCACAGGGATGCCAAAGCCCTCTCCCATGCTTGCAGCCAGATACACGTCTGCGGCCGTGTAGAGGGCCGCCATAGCGTTCTGAGGCAAGCCCATGCGGTAGGCGTACGGGTCGCAGTAGCGGATGCGGCTTTCGTCAATCCCGCACATGTGGGCAAGCACCTTCAGGTCGATGCCACCCATGGAAGGTGACTGCTCGGTGTGCATGTAGAGCACCGCATCGTCATGCTTTTGGGCGAACATGCTGAACGCCATGAAGTTCTCGGCGAAGGCTTTGCGTGGAGGATGCGCACCTTTGTTCACGCTGGTCATCATCACAACGAACTTGTCTTCAGGGAAGCCCATGATGTCTCGCCCGGTGATGACCTTGCCGTGGTTGTCCTTGATGCTCGGAGTCGGTTTGAACACCGACTCGATACCGTGCGGCACGTAGACGTTGCGAATGCCCAGGTTGTTGAGTTGCTGATGCCCGAACTTGGACATTGAAATCGGCATCACGTTCGGACGCTGACAGAAGGCTGCGACATCCGGTGGGCATGGCTGATGGTCAATCGGAACCCACGATGCGATGTTGGGAACCTTCTCCAAACTTGGAGACTTCAACACCCAGACATCAAACAATGTCATCAACAGTTTCGGCAGGTTTGAACCTTGTGTCCAATCCATCCAGTGTGCAGCGACGATGTCGTCGCTGTAGGCGTTCATTCCTCGCGGATAGATTTTGATTCCGTTCCACGTTGACGTGGACGCTTCGAGGCCGTAGATGGAGTGGATTGCGATTTCGTGCCCGTCTTGGATGAGCCTTTTCGTGGCTTGCTGGGTTTGTTGACCGTAGCCTGTTCCTGCCCATGGGGCGTTGGAATACCAGAGTGCTCGGACCGCGTCCGCGGATCTACGACTGACTCCTCTGGCAAGTGCGCCACGCCCCGCTGCAAGAGCAGGGTCGCCTCCGGACCCGGTAAGTCCAATGGGACTCCCTTGATGATTACTCGCATTCACGCAGTCTCCTTTCGCAGGTTGCAGGGTTGATTCAGTTGTAATGGGTCGGCACGACCCTGCGTTGTTTCGTGCCGACCCACCAAACCTTATTCGGTGGTAACTCTTGGAACTAGCTGTTCGCGTTCTTGTAGAACTTGATGTGGCTGGTTTGTGGGAGGTTACCGTCCACGCGCATTGAAGCACGGAACGTGACGAGATCCGCACTGAATGCGAAGTCGTCCGAACGGTCCAGACGGAGGCCGCCTGCCATGCGCACGTAGTACGAAGGCAAGTGTCCGAAGATGACCGACTTGGTTGCCGAAGCGTTCGAGGCCATTGCTGGGTTCTCAAACACTGGGTAGCTCAGGACACGGTCGTTTCCGTCAGCCAACGCTGGGCTGAAGATGTACGCGCCGTTGTTGTCCTTCAGCTTGCGAACGACACCCAATGACTGGGTGTTCATCATCCAGCCGACACCAGGCAAACGACGTGCTGCACCGTCAAGGCTGTACGCCAAGTCGATGAGGTTGTCTGCGGTGAAGGTTGGACCCGAGGCTGTGCCAGTCACAGCCGAAGAGGCTGCGGTGACGATACCGAGTGGGAGCGTGGTGCCCGCACCGACTGTCAGGTCGTTGTTGACCTTGAAGCCGAGTGCGTTACCGGTCTGGGTTGCGAGGAAGGCGAGGATGTCCACGCCCGAGTCCTCGATGAGTTCACGCGACAGTTGCACCAGGAACGA